ATGGATACGGTTGAAGAACTCAACAATACCTATTTTTATGCGGGTCGTTCAAACCTAACGGCAAGTCAGTTGCTGTTTATGGTTTTCTGCGAAAATACAGCTAATCAGTTGGGTGTGCAGGATTTTGGGGCGATTGTGTCCATTGTGGCTGGACTCAACGTATTACCTACACGTACAAAACCACGAGATGCCATTGAGGGGACTTCGTTAGCTTCCCGTGGCTCCCGTAAAGTATTTGGGAATGCTAAGTTTCCTTGGGGTGCGCGCCTACCCTCCGTAATAGGTGGATATCCGCCATCAACATTGAAAATCAAAATGGTTGCAAAAATCAGCGCGTTTACTGGCCGTGCCATACCTGTTGTTGAATGGATAATTCTGGCTGCTGATGTTTCAGAGATCACTTGGTGTACACTGAGAGATTACAACCGTATTGCCAGAGGGAACGATAAAATATGGTAAGTGACACTCTTGAGCAGCGAATTTACGAACTGGTAAGAAGCCATGATGGGATTTACCTTTTTAAGAAAAAAGAGCTGACACCGGCAACCGATCTGGATTCAGATCTACATCTGGAAGATGATGAAGCACAGGCACTTATGGATGATTTTTTTACTAGATTCAGTGTCGATCGCGGGAGTTTTTCTATCACAACATACTATCCGCCAGAACCCCCATTGAGTGACTTACTTAATCCTTTCAGTAAAAGCGATATTCCTCAAGTGCCGGATTTCACCATTGCTATGCTTATCGAATCGGCCAAAGCAGGCCGCTGGTTGTACGATTGAAATAAGCTGGGCAGTTAAGCCCGGATTTTTATATTACTTACACTGCTATGTCCATAACCGAGCTACCTTGAATGCGACTTTTCTGCAGAATAACTTAATCCTAATGATTGGATTCTTTTTCTTTTTGGATGCTGACATTCACGTCAGCGAATGCCTGCACAACCTGAGAAATCGCAAGCTTTTCCAGAAATGTTGGCAGCAGTTGCAAGCTGCAGGCCTATGTTACAGTTTCTGCAATCTGTACCTGCCATTTCTATGTTCGAGGCTGGTTCACATCTCCCCCCCAATTACAGCCATTGAGACCAAGCACAGCCCTTGAATCTAAAACCTTACCTGATGTGGTTGCATCTGTTTCGTTCGTATGGTCACAACGCGCATCAACCAGGATGCCATGAATTCAACGCAGGCCAATATTCGCGCATTAAATTGTTTTGCCGTGTCGAAGGTTATCCACCCGCATTGATAATTAGAGGTTGAGCGACCAGAACTCAGCTACCATCCTTATCCTCTAAAAACTTGAATCTGACCCGAGGGAATAGTCGGATCTGTGTCAATAAGGCCAATATAAATTTTACCGTTAAACACCGCGCCAAATTTGCGCGGCATCGTAAATAACTATGATGGCATTGATACAACAACATTATCGTGCTTACTGCTTTGAGGGTGTGAAAAGTATCGTAGACACAATGCCGCCATTTTGGCGCCACTTCTCAATTTTGGCTGATCACCAAAAACAAAAAAACCGCCTCTCGGCGGTTAACGACATACTCATACTACTTTGTTTTACTTAGAATATTTTCCATGGTGCCCGGGGCGGGACTTGAACCCGCACAGCCATAAGCCGAGGGATTTTAAAAACTCTTAGGATAATCTGCAAATCAATCACTTACGTAAAATCAGTGAGTTACCAAACACGATGGCGGGTTAGTTTGGGTTGTTGTGGGGCTGGTAGTCACAGTTGTCCGAGCTAAGTTTAATACTCAGAAAAAATCCAATGTACTACTCACTCATACTTAATACACCCCAGCGCTAACAAACAGGGCCGGGAAACGCATCTGCAAACCTTATACTATCGAAGCCCCTATCAGGGGAAAGAAGGAACAGGATAAAACGCAGCCCTAAGCGGGAGGCTGTGCCCAAAGCGCTTCAAGGTCTACATCATCACTGCTGGGCCGATGCTGCTTCAACAACGGGTCAATTTTCAGAATCATTGGCAAATCAAATGCCGTTCCTGTGACCACGCAACAGCCTTTGGCTAGGGTCGGGATGAGTGCTTTAGAACTGGAGTCCAAAGTGCTGATAGTATTGTCCAATAGCATGAGGTCGCGATCGTTCACCAACCGATGTATAAAGAAGTTGTGAATCTGGGAAACAATGGTGGGTGAAATGTCGGCTGGCCGCTGACTGGAAAGTGTGAGATAGACGCCATACTTGCGCCCCTCCTTGATGATTTCTTCAAAGAGTTCAAGCCGGTAGTCTTTCCAAATTTCATGCTCACGAGTGGACTGCTCTGACAAGATGTTGTGGGCCTCATCAACAATGAGGTGAAGAGTCCTGCTTGGCGGACTCTTTAGGTTCTCCGCATCCTTATGATTCGTGTAGAAATTCTTGGCGATGAGCAATGGCAAGATCTTCTTGACCTCATTCTTGCATTTCTTCAAAGAGAAAACGTGCAAGAGATGTGGTGGTGGTGGCACATCAACGATTTCAAGGACATTGCGAAGGGCTGATATGGATGATTTAGCCCTCGCAAGCACTGGCTGAATGTGTTCGTATTGGGCATAGCCGAACACAACATCGGAACAGAGTTGTAGGTAGCACCTCAAGATGAGTTCTTCGAACTGGTCGATTCCATCCAAATGAACATGCTCATCAATTATGGGCTTTATGTTGGTCTCAAAGCCAGTGGCATTTGAGTTGTAGTAACTGCCGTTGTTGTGCTTGAAATACTTAAGTTTGTTATTATAAATGATCCCCTTTAGATGTCTCTGCAACGAATCGCAGTCAATCATCCGCGCAATTTCACGGCTCAGGTCCAATGCATCTGATTTCGCCTCACCTGTGCTAAAAACTTTCTCAAAAACCTTTTCCACATATCTTTTGAGCGGAATATCCTTAAATTTTTCCTTGCCAGACAAGACACGGCGCAAGAACGGCTGCTGTGTGTTGGTGGTAGCTTGGAACAGGAGACTCAGGGTTTCTACATCCCAAAAATGAACAGCTTCAACCTTGAATTTATGCTTGGCTTTTTTAGAGTTCAGCACAGTTATCAGCTTGTCCTTGGCTGGAAGGATCTGGTCTTCAGTGTATTCGCCATTGAAATCAATGATGACGAACTGACTCTTGCCCTTCAGTGCAGAGAGCCTCTCGTTGAAGAGGGTCGTGTAAAGCTTAGTTAGAGTATTAGACTTACCGCTTCCCGTATTGCCGAAGATGCCTAGATGACTGTTGAATAACCGTGTCCATGGCAAGTTGATGGGTACGTTCTCTTTGAGCATGGACCCAATAGAAAAACTAGTTTTACCCTCTGTCCCATAGATTTTCCCAACCATGAGTTCGCTGATTAGAGATGCCTTATCCCTAATCATCGGCATGTACTTCACACCTTCAAAAAACTTGTCATCTACGATATAGCCTATGGGCCGGACATCCACTTTTCGAATGTAATGGGTCTTCTCAGCTTCAGCCTCAAGCTTTTTTTCGTCCAGAAACTCGCCTTCAACAAGGCAGACAATGTCTATGAAACCTCGTTGGATGGAAATGTGCTCCCTGAGTGAAACCCCGCGATACTTAATGCCTTCGTAAAAGATAGTCTCATGGTTGGAGTCTTCGAAAATGCGAAGAATAATGCGCACCCCACTAACTGCGATGACTTCACCGACAACGATACTCATATCAAATCCTCGCCTTCAGCCAAGACTGGTGACTCATAGTCCTCTGGCTTGAGAGAAAAGACATACCTGTTAAAGTTGGTGAAGTCCATCTTCAAACCTTCCGGCGGTCCAATGACCTTGACATTTTTCCATAGTTTGAATTCTTCACGCATACTGTTAGCGCTCTCATCGCTATAGCAGCAAATGAAGGTCTGAAGTTGCGGGTTGGAGAGGGAGCGTTGGACGAGCTTGAGAATGTGCTCATCGGCAAATGAAAAGCCGAATGTGATGAGTATGGAGTTTGGTTTCTCAAGCTCATAGCTTAATAGCCTGAGCATCTGGTAGTAGTGCTCTTCAAAGACTGTCTCGTAAAATTTCCACTTAGTGGGATTCACGATGGGGAGCTTGTTGTACTCATTCCAAAAGGTTTCCATCTGCTCTTTACTGAAGGGCAAGGCGGGGATGTCTTCGGTCTTGTTGTCTTTGATGCCAAGAAACACCGAGTATCTGTTTATATTTTCGATTGTTTCTATTGTCAAAAGGTTATTGAAATCATTACGGTAATTGACTTCAATCTTCTCAGCGCTTTTGGACCAGTAGACAGAACCATGAAGGTGAATAATGTTAAGCTGGGGGATACCGTAGTTGCTGCGCTCAAATATACCGGTTTGACATTGGAACGTACTGAAGTTCTTGGAATGCAAGTACTTCCGGTGAAATCCAGAGGTGCCATCGTTCACCACGAAATCATGCGAGCCCTTCATGAGAATACTGTCGGCCATATGGGCTAGGCAGCCATCATAGTTAGTGGTGAAAATATTGATCTTACGATTGAGGTCTTTCCTTCTATCCAGTAGTCCTAAAAGAGTTGTCAAGAAATTCTCATAGTTTTTGAGATTTTCTTTTCCTTTATCTGAAGTGATGGAACTTGGATTGAAGGTCTGTACTGGAAAAATGCACGTGTTGTAGTAGTGCATGAACAACGCAGTTCGCTTCTCAGGCAAGGTTTCAAACTTCGTGGCAAGTGTCTCAATCGTTTCCCTATTCCCTTGTGCGTCTTTAATAGCGAGTGCCAGCGTAGGGAACAAGTCTGCTGAAGCACCTGAGCCTATCAGTATGTTGATGTTCTTGTTGTATATGTCCAATGGCACAATCGACTCAAACATACTTGCCTCTCTTATTTAACTTCGTAGGATATTCCAACAACGTCATAATTCGTTCTTTGGCCGCAACTATTATAAAAACTTTCCAACCATTTTATTCATCGTTATATTCTCACATTATTAATTTTTCGAAATGCGATCATATGGATTCAAACTCACTGCCGCTTCTAAATGATCCGGTGCAAAGTGGCTGTAGCGCATCGTCATTTGGATAGTGGAGTGCCCGAGGATTTGTTGCAGTACTAATATGTTGCCACCGTTCATCATAAAATGACTGGCGAAAGTATGGCGTAGAACGTGGGTTAACTGGCCGGTAGGTAGTACCAGTTTAGCCCGGTCAATGGCTTGGCCGAATGCGTCATAGGCATTGGCGAATAAGCGCCCTTTCATCTTTGGAATTAGTTTATGCAGTTCCGCAGAAATAGGGACTGTACGGTTCTTTTTACTCTTGGTGTTGATATAGGTAATTTTATTTGGCATCACCTGAGCTTGTCTTAGTTGCTCCGCTTCACTCCAGCGCGCACCGGTAGCCAGACAGATACGAACGATGATACCGAGATCTTTATTGCTGGAATTGTCACACTCATACAGCAGACGTTTAATATCGTCCTCATAAAGGAAAGTTAACTCGTTTTCACTTTCACGAAATAACCTGACACCATCCAGCGGATTAGCGTGATTCCAATGCCCTAGCCTTTTCAACTCATTAAAGACAGCTCGCAGATAAGCATGTTCGCGGTTGACCGTTGCCTCTTTTGGTGGTTTAACGATTCCGTGTTTTGACTTACGGCTAAACTCACCGGCTAAACGCTGCTTGCGGTACTTGGCGAACACTTCCCGGTCAAAATCAGCAACAGCAGGATCGCCCAAGTTATCACACAGGATATTGAGTTTATCTAATCTTGCTTTGCCGTCACTCAAAGAGCGCCCGTGGAGTTCATACCACTGACCGACCAATGTTTTTAACCTCTGCGCGGCAGTCTCTGCCGGTGTGTAGTCAATATCCAGATCACCACGTTGCGCTAATTGTTCACGTTCAAAGCGCAACGCCTCACCGCGAGTAACAAAGGTTTTCCTAACCCGCTTACTATCACGGCCATCTGAGTAAAAATCACAGACCCACTTCCCATTGGGTAACTTCCGTACTGCCATAAATAAGTCCTCAAGAATAATCCCTTGGGCCTATTTACTGTATATAAAAACAGTAGTCAATGTTTGATATGTAGCACGACAAACATCTGATTAAAAACTAACGCGTACAGGTTTTCTTTGATTTACTAATAGAGCCATCATTACAGACAAACTTCCCATTCTCACAATGGGATACTCCGCCTTTTTTACCAGAACAGGGATAGTTTTTTGCCATAGTGATCGTAGGTATAGATAAAAGAAGAATACCGATTACAGCACTAGCTAATAATTTCATTCGATTATTATTCCATTAGTGCGTCGATTACTTTTTAGTCTCGACTATTAATAGCCCGTAATTTCACCGACAACTTTCGCCAGTATATTAACCTCACTAACAGGCCAATTTACATCATTGATTCGCCATACATCACCCGGTAAACGAGCAATATTGCTAATTGAGGTCACACCTGCTTTTTCAATCAGCCAAAGACCGTCAGCAACATTTTTAAATTGGCGTTCGACCAGAAAATAGCGTTTTTCATTGGGGGACGAAATTAATTCAGGCTCAATAATCTGGACAGGCAGTAATTCTGAATCCAGTAATACAGGGGATGCATCTATCAGCAAGCCATCTTCAAGGCTTTTATGAGTAATAGACTTTGCGGTTTCGTGTGCAGCAAATTTAACCGGTTCCCGAGGTTCCCCCTCACCAGTTGCAAGCCAATGCAATGAAACACCCGTTTCTAAAGCACAGAGCACAATCTCTTTACCCGGAAAATAGCCACGCTTGATCCAAGTGCTTACAGTTCCCGTTCCTGTACCAAGATAAATTGCTAATTCTCTTTGTACTTTAAAACCATAGGCTTGCATCATTCTTTCTACTGCTGCAATGCCACCGCTTAGTTTTTTATCATCCACGCTCGCAAAAACCTCTTTACATACTCGCATATGCATAGTTTAATTCGTGAATTGATGGCAAATACCCACCAATACCTATATTAACCACCATCAAACAGGATGCCCTATGAATCAGAACCTTGCAATAACAGTTACGTCGCCCTATTTGTCACTTACTGAGTTCTCAAAATTGAGCGGAATCCCTTATGAAACCTGCCGTGGCATGGTGAAAGATGGTCGTCTACCTATCCGCCAGAAAGTTCGCAAAATGGAAAAGGTTCTCGTAAATATGATCGCTCTCACTAAAGAAGCGGCAAACCAGTAATGTTCGATATTCAAATTTGCCAACTAATTGTCGGCATATGTGAGGAAGTAAACCATGTTTGATTTTTCAGTGTCCAAACATCCGCACTTTGATAACGCCTGCCGCCAGTTTGCGTTAAAACACAACTTAGTCGAGCTAGCAGCAAACGCAGGAATAGCGGCGCAAGTTCTGCGTAACAAATTGAATCCTGACCAGCCGCACCGTTTGACCGTAGACGAGCTGTTACGCATCACCGACCTGACCGAAGACCCAACGTTATTAGACGGTCTGCTATCACAAATCAATTGCATGCCATCTGTGCCAGTCAATGAAGCCTGCACCGGCAATATCCCGACATATGCGTTACATGCTACTGCCGCCGTGGGTTCTATTGCTGCCGCTGCGGTACAAGGTAACCATAAAACAGCATTCAGCAAATCTGCTCTGCTGGATAGCGTTAATACTGCGATTCGCCACCTGTCACTAATTGGCCTGACAGTGCAGGCGCGCATTCAGTCAACCCCCGCGTTAGCTTCAACCGTTGATGTTATTAGCGGCTTGAGTGCTGTCGCTGGTTTGAGTTGAGGTGTCTTTATGATTATTTCTATTGCCCCATTGTTGAAACAGCAAAGCCCGGTAAACCTGCGCCATTTCGGTAACGGTGTGCTGGAGTTGAAGAACGGCCAGCGCTGGAAGCCGGGAAGTAATCAAAAGGCGCTTTTACAAGAATTGTCCTCTGCAAAGAAGACGCCAATATCGCGCCGTTTATTCGGGCGTTAATTGGGGGTTATATGTTGCAATTAACGGAATCTGAAAAATTAAGAATGACGGGTATTGCTCGTATTGCTGAATTAAAAGAAACGCATTTCCGTAATAGAAAGAATGTTGCTCAAGAGGCTTTTGATAAGTCACCGGCACATTTGCGGAAAACAATCTGTTTTCATGCCGGGTTAAAAAGTCGCCATGTGAATATGCAGTTTTCAGAATTAACTCCAGCAGAAAGAGAGTCTGTTGTTGAAACGTTGAATTACTTAATTGAGTTTACTCGTTCGTTGCCGTCATTTGTCAGTAATGATGATTGCACTCTGAATATTATTAATTAACCCTAACCACAATATATGGCGTTTTACTCGCCGGGTTTCGTATTGCCTAAAAACAGGAGTTATCTATGCAGAATACAGAACAGAATATATGGGTTTTCGTAGACCCCGCAAAGCCGGGCAGTGAGAGCACAATCACAATGACGTCAGTTGAATCAATGGAGCTAATGCTCAATGAAGCGCGCATGGATGAAAGAAAGAATCAGGCCGCGCTGGTTTCATTTCGTTTGGATGAGATTGCTAATCAAATCCTAAACCGAGAATTGAACGGCGTAGAGGCGGCGGAGCTGCTTAATCAAATAGCCGAGGGAATTCTTAACCAAGCGCAGGCGCAACATTGATGATTGATGAAATCATTATTGATGCTCGTTACGCAATTACGTTGCTTGAGCCAACCCGAACTCTAAATCGCATTCCAAACCTCGTGCTTAACGAGATTAAATTCACCAAAGAAAATGAAAGGGTGTTAGCCGTAATTGCTCATTATCCGACAAGAGTTAGTTTGGTAAGTGATTTAATTCATCATCGTATTTATCGTTCAGGCATTAATTCTATTCCGGCACTGGTCGAGGAAACCAAGCGCCTTGCTGAATTATGTGAGAAAGGATTTAAAGATTTTCACTCTCCTAACTTATTACCTAAATAAAGAGTTTATTATGAATATTAAAATCGGTGAAAAACACGTTGTTACTTCTGACAGTCTGCAATTTATTCTTAATGAAGTAAAAGTAAGCCAAAAAGGTAAAAGTGAGGGGCAGGAACGTTTAGAGCCAATTGCTTATTATCCAACTATTGCCCAACTAGTTGAGGGATTAATAAAGCGCAATATAGGTGAAGCGCAGATTAATAGCTTTGCGTCATTGGGTAATGAAATTGGTCGCATTGGTAAGTTATGTCAAGCCGCATTCTCATCTGTGAATAAGGGCTAATTCATGATTGATAGCCGCTGCTTTGCATCTGATGCAATCAATGTCGTCAGCATCTCTGGCGGAAAAGATTCATTGGCACAATCGCTTTTAGCCCGTGAGGCCGGTGTGAGCCACATCCGGGCGATTGCTGATACGGGACATGAGCACCCGCAAACAATGGAATATTTGGATTATCTGGAAAACCAACTGGGGCCAATTGTCCGTGTCAAAGCGGACTTTACCCGACAAATTAACGGTAAGCGTGATTTTATTGCCCGCGTGTGGCTGTCCACGTTAGTCACTGAGTGCGGTATGTCACCTGAGCAAGCGGCGGAACGGGTCGCAGAAGCTCTTGAGATTCTACACCCTACTGGCATCCCCTTTCTCGACCTGTGTATGTGGAAAGGCCGTTTTCCATCAACCAAAGCCCGTTTTTGTACGTTCGAACTGAAACATGCGCCAATCCGTGACCAGATTGTCATGCCCCTGCTTGCTGAGTATGACGAGGTAATCAGTTGGCAGGGAGTGCGGGCACAAGAGTCACCCGCACGCGCCTTGTTACCTGAGTGGGAAACCGATGCAGATAATACACCGGGCTTAAATGTCTATCGCCCTATCCTTAGCTGGACGCATGAGGAAGTGTTTGCCCTCGCTAAACGTCATGGAATAAAACCAAATCCCTTATATCAGCAGGGGTGTAGCCGTGTTGGCTGTATGCCGTGCATACATGCCAGAAAATCCGAGTTAGCGGAGATATTCAGTCGTTGGCCGGAAGAAATAGCCCGTGTATCCCGTTGGGAAAAATTAGTGGCTTCATGTTCCCGCCGTGGTAATTCCACCTTTTTCCCCGCCACTCAAGACCCACGTAAATCAGAGCGTCGGATTGAATGTATCACTGTTGAGTCGCACGGCATCGAGACTTATCGAGATTGGGCTTTAACCACTCGCGGTGGTAGTCAATTCGATTTATTAGCTTCGACAAATGACCATGCAGTCTGTAGTAGCGTTTATGCCGGTGTCTGTGAATGAGTCATGACCTGCGTGGACGCATTACCCCAACTCCGCCGTTGCCTTATCCGGGCAGCGGCGCTGCTGTTCCTACCTATACCTACCCCGGCAGCAAACCGCGCGAAACTTTGCCCGGCATTCAAAGACCGCTTACCCGTGAACAACTGATTCAGGGGCAAGCCGTTTTAGCCAATATCCATAATCTGCCGCATTTCCTGCGTAGCCAGTTCATTTCTCGCTATCAATACCTGTTAGCCAATAAAGGGCTAAACGATGCTAATAAATGGCTGGTGTTTGTCTTTGACCAGCGTATCTGGCCGCGTATTCAGGTGGTCAATAGCAAAAATGTTATGCGCCTCAGTGCATCAATGAGCTTTTCCACTGATGCCCCAACCTATGCCAGCTTAGCGGGTATGCATGATAAAGAGCTGCGCCGCTTTGCCCGCAAAATCGGTGATGAGCTAATGGTGGCGTACAACCATCATTGTGATGAATGCATTAAGGCTAATCAGGGTGATAGGGCCGTTTTATTGCAGGCCGATACACAGGTACGGATATTCGGCGATCTTGCCAGAATGGCGCGCGCTTTTAATATCACCCCAATGCACTGGCGCAAATACCTGAAAGGACGGTTAGATATCACGTCTGCTATCGCCAGCCTGTCACGGCTGGTTAATCCCGAATGGTGGGAGCGCAAACTCAAAGCACAGCGTACCCGCTGGCGGGAAGCATTATTGATTGCTGTAGGTAATGTTAGCCGGGATATGTCAGCGTCTTCTTATGCCAGTAAGCAGGCTATCCGCGAAGTGTTCGCCCGTCGCCAGTCTAATCTGGAATATCTCAAAAGCTGCCAGTTAGAAAACATTGAAACCGGTGAGCGCATCGACCTGATTGATAAGGTGATGGCGAGTATTTCTAATCCAGAAATTCGCCGTATGGAGTTAATGAGCACCATAGCCGGTATCGAAAAATATGCAGCTTCACAGAAGCACGTCGGTATGTTCCTGACCGTCACCACCCCGTCAAAATATCACCCGACCCGCGTTATCGGTAAAGGGGATAACGAGAAAGTCCAGCTTAACCATAAGTGGGACGATGAAGCCTATTCACCCAAAGACGGTCAGCGCTACCTCTGCAATATTTGGAGCAAAATGCGCACCGCCTTTAAAGACAATAAGTTGAGCGTCTACGGGATGCGGGTTGTTGAGCCGCACCACGACGGCACGCCGCACTGGCACATGATGCTGTTTTGTGAACGTCGCCAGCGCCAACAGATTATCGACATCATGCGCCGTTATGCACTGAAAGAAGACAGTGACGAGCGCGGGGCCGCTAAATACCGCTTTGAGTGCAAGCACCTGAACAAAGGCGGGGCCGCTGGTTACATCGCTAAATACATTGCCAAAAATATCGACGGCTATGCACTTGAGGGTGAACGCGACCATGAAACCGGTGAGCTGCTAACCGATTCCGCTGCGGCGGTTACAGCATGGGCGGCAACGTGGCGCATCCCTCAGTTTCGCCCAATGGGTATTCCCTCCATGGGAGCCTATCGCGAGTGTCGCCGTATCCGTTTTATCAGTCTGGCCGAGTCGTTTGATGAAACGGTGGAAGCTGTGCGCCATGCTGCTGATGAGGGTGATTTTGCTGCCTACATCGCTGCGCAGGGTGGAACTAATAGCGGCAATCAGACTGTGCGTGTAGCCAAGCGTATCGCCGATGAGCTGAACGCTTACGATGAGGAAGTGCAGAAAGTCGTCGGTATCTATGCACCGCATTTGGGCGCTGACCATGTTCATGAAACCCGCACAACCCAATGGCGCATAGTTTCTGGTGCCGTTGACGTTGAGCCTTTGACTTTGAAAAGCGCCTCTGGCGCGCCTCGGAGTCCTGTCAATAACTGTGGGTTAGGTGGAAACACCCAAGCGCCAAATGACCCCAACGGGCAGGATAAAACGCCTGTGGCGGCGATGGAATACCCACCGGACGCCGTTATTGACTGGTCGGACACTGCCGCCGTGAGGGCGATTGTGGCCCGCGTTAAAGAGAAACAGCCAACGATAAGCAAGATGCAACGCAGTTATGACCCCACCAAGGGCCGACTTATTGCGCCATCCGCCCGTTTAACCCGCGAAGAACGCCAGCGCATCCCCCAAATCCGCAACGATTTACTGTTGAAAGATATCAGCGCCCAACGTTGGGAGCTGGAATCGTTAGCGCGTGGGGCTTCAATGACGTTTAACGACACAGTTATTCAATATCCGGCCTTGTCCGACTGGCCGGAATTCGATGATTAATCTACCTGAGAGGAAAACCATGACTAAAACCGACACCACTACCCGTAAACAGGCACAGCGCCAGCGTGATAAATCCGCCGGTATCAATGAAATTCGCGCCCGACTGGAGCCAGAAGAGTTCGCCATGCTAATCGAGGGCATGACCGCCCGGCGTCTGTTCCGGCCAGCTTACGATTTACCGGAATATATCGCGCTGCTGATTCGACAAGATAACCAGCGACTAAAAGAGCAACAAGCCGAGCTGGGTAAACAACGCTGTGGCAAATGTGGCGATACCTTGCCGGGCGATCCAAATGGGTGTTGTTTACGGGGTGAAGCGGCGTGTTGGCAAACCAAAGGTATCAACAGCTTATTAATTAGTGCAGTTAAACCATTGTGACGCGTCACGGCGGATTACTTTTACAACATATAGCGCGTCACAAGCATCTGATTTAACTAAACAGCCATATACAGTATTGACCTGAATATTGTTTTACTCGATACTGTATATAAATACAGTATAATAAGGAGCCTGCATTGAAACCCGTTGATAAAATAGAATTAACACTATCAAGAATTCAGTTTATTGCTGAAGTTTCGCAAGTTGCACAGTGTAGTAATAGCGAGTTTCTTGTCGCCATGTCGTTGATATCAGACCTGACCAGCCAGATAGTCACGAGCCAAAATTATGATGAGATTTTCTATAACGCCGACGGTAAAAAATCGCACTGATAAATCCCCCATAAAATAATGCATGTGTGGCCTCCCATCGTGATTTGGGTCATGCATGCATATAGTGCATGATTCCGCATGTTGATCCCCTCCCCTATTTCCCCTGTTAGCGCCAGTTCCGGCGCGGATCTCAATGGATCATGCAAGTGCATGAAAAGCGACCTGCAAAGCGCGCAGGCGTGGCGGGGATAGCATTGCGCGCAAAGGGTTTTGATACCCTTATTTATCGATCTTGGGCGGGCCGTGGTGCTGCGTTCGGTTGAGTTGGGAATCAATGCGTGTTCATGGGGTGTGATGGCGTGACGGGCGTCTGGTGGCGTATGGCGCGAGGTGTTGGAATCGCTACTTTTCGGGCGTGAAAAAGCCGCCCGGTTCGGCGGCTATGATATTCAAAACTATCAGTTAACTATTTGTAAACCTGAAACGCCGCCAACTTATTGTCATCCGTAAACTGTGCGGCAACAACGCCGTCTTTGACCAGTGAATTAATAATTCCAAGCGCGCCAGTCATGTATTTGCCTTTAGACATACCGCAAGCTACCTCAGAGTCATGGGCTAACGTCGCGTTACACTCTATTCGATGCGATACCAGCGCAGTAATACAATCCGGGTCAAGTGACAACGCTTGATTAAGAATATCAACAGCCAGTTGCGCTGTGATTTTCTGGTTAGTTTGAGTTTCCATAATTATTACTCGTTTCGTTTCGCATTTTTGGGGTGGCTGAGGCGGTGGCGCGGGCCTCTTCACAATATCGCCGGGGTTATATGGCGGTGGTGTTGGCGCTTTACGTCCCATATCAATCCTCACTTATCAGTTCATAAGGCTTGAACCGGATCACCTCTTCCCCTATCCAGTCATTCACTTCTTTCAATCGTTCTTGTAACGGCGTTAATTCATTACGAACAAACACTTGTGAGGCTTTCGCCACGTCACCGAAACCGCCAGTATTGTTGGGAATAATCCCCATCATCTGCGGTGGCACCCGGTGCACACTGAGCAGGTCGTCGCGGGTGGCGTTCTTGATATTAAAAAAGTCATCTTTGGTGGCGACTTCGCTCAACGGTAAAATCTGGATGCCGTCTTTTTTACCGTTGGGCGCGTACATAAACAGGTTGCGAAAATTGCCTAACCCTTTGGTGTCGCGCATCGCTTTACGCATCGCCTCAATATCGCTGCTACTTTGCGCCGCATCGGTCATATACAGGATGTATCCCGCGTGAGCGCCATTCTGGTAATACTTGCGGCGGAACAGTGTGGCCGCTTCATTGAGCCAAGCCGAATTTAAGCCACTGAGATATTCCGGCAGCCCGTAAAGTTCCTGATTGATATCGGGTTCTATCAGGTGGAAAATGCTACCAGCTTCAAACAGGTGTTCATTTTTCCAGTTCTGCACAAACCAATAGCAATCTTTTTCCAGTCCCCGGCGGGTGTACTTGGCCGGGCTGGGGTCGAGGCGCAGTGGCGCGCCGAGTTGATTGCGGCGAACCTCTAAAAACGCATTGCCAAACACCAGATAATCCAGTGCATAGCGGCTAAATGACTGCTGACTGAGCATTGAATGCGGGATGAACGTGCTCGCCAGTATGTTGCGCTTCACATACAGCGGTGAGCTGTGATGCACCGCCGCCCTGAAGCTGCGCGCCAGTCCATCAAAGCTAATCGGCGGGTCATACCATTTTCCGTTACCGGTGCATTCGATGTAATCCAGTATTTCCCGCTTATCAAGAACGGCGGAGGGTTCGCCAAAGGTGAAAGCCTCCACCGGCTGCTGTTGACTGGCGGTGTGATTGGTTACAGGTCGGCTTAATGCCTTGCGGCCTTTGCGCTTACTCATTTCACTTCCCCTGCATTGTTTGCCGCTTGTGACCAGTCGCACAAATATAAGAGCTTGAAATCATCCGGCGATGCATACTTTTCAAGCCAATCTTTACCCAAATGTCTTTCCAATAACGTGCAACCTTGCTGAATGGCATCATCAGCCGTAACCGATTGACGAAATACACCATCAGCACAAAAAACGCCGTTATCGGTGTGTATCACCGGGGCTACTTTTCGTGAGCGGCGCAGTGAGCCATTCCAAATCTTGAACGCGGTATGTGAGCGGGAGGGCGTGGTATAGAGCGTTAAACGATGATTTTTGTGCATTGCCATCCCCTTAGCCATTTGCAGTATTGAACGCGGGTTTTTAGCCCATGCATATTCACCCAGGTACACATTCCCGGCATGAGCGGCTGCGTGACTGTTTTCACCGTGAAAGGCGATAAGTGCGCCATTACCTAACAGCATATTATTCAGCGAGCATGGGTTCACGTTTACCCCGACTACCCGGCAAAACTCCGCAATAAAGGCGCGGGTCGTCAGAGCGCTATATCTTGAGACGGTTAAAAAATGCTGATTGCGGCCTGTGGTGAGGGCATCCAGTAATGCTTCAAAAGCAAAAAGCCAGTCGGCCCCAATCTGGCGCGACTTGGTGATATTTCGGGCTACGCCGGTCTGCCCCACCCGATACCACGTCTTTTGATAGCCAAAGGCCGAGTTTTCGAAATGTTCGCGCAGGCCGTCAACTTGACCCGCAGTAAAAGTCATTGATTTCATCCGTAAAACTCCAAGAAATTAGGGCTGTGACCGCCATATGTTGCGGTAAGGGGTTCATTTAACAGGGCGTGCATAATCGCCCACGCCACATCGGCGTGGCTGGCTTCTTCGCTGCGGCTGGCGACATAGGTCGAACTCTTACCGCTGGCGGTCATGGTCTTGCGAATGGCCATAAATGACTGGGTGATGTCGGTGTGGCCGGTGTCATATTCCAGACGGCCGTTATTAATGGTGTGCTTGGCTTTCAGCACCATGGCGGTTTTGATTTCAGGGGTGTATTTGATTTCCCTTGCTGCCGGGAAGAACTGGCGCACCAACTGGAAAACGCCTTGGCCGACGGTAGTCGCATCGATACCGATATATTCCACACAATACTTCTGCGTCAGCTCTTCGATATGTTTGGCCTGCGCTTCAAAATCCATCCCTTTCCACTGGTGGCGCTCCAATACGCGGAACTTGCCGCCCGGCACCATTGGCGGCGCGATCACCGCACACCCGGCACTGTCGCCGCCGTTGGCCTCGGACGGGTCGTAACCAATCCACACCGGGCGATGCCCAAACGGCCGCAACGAATACGGGTTGTAGTCTTCCCACTCTTCCAGACTGTCCACCATACAAGCCTGCAACTCGGCGAACGGGAAGACGGACGCCTGGTCATCGACAAACTCGCACATCAACAGGTTTTGATATTCTGACGGGCCGTATTCCAGTGAGAGCTGGTTGAGGTCAAACAGGTTGCAGCCGCCCGCCAGTGCATCTTCAACCGTGACTATCTGCCGCCACTGACCATCATCACACAGCGCACCACGAGCCAAATGGCTGTGGCTGAGATCCAGTTGGATATGGTCGGATTTATTACGGCGGCCTTTATTGAACAGCTCGCCAGACCAGAACGGATAGGCACTGTGCGCCAGACTCGACGGCGTGGAGAAATAGGTGGTACGCCATTTTTTGTGTAATGACATGCCGCTGGCGACTTTGCGTAGTTCCTGAAACTTGGGTATCCAGAAATACTCGTCAAGATAGAGATTGCCGGTGTAGCTCTGCGCGGTGCGCACGTTAGTACCGAGGAAGAACAGGCGCGCGCCATTCGGTAACACCATCGGGTCGCCTTTCAGGTCAACATCAACCATGCGGGCAAAGTCGATAATGTAGCTTTTGAACACATGCGCCTGTGCCTTACTGGCGGACAGGAATATCTGATTGCGCCCGGTGGTGATGGCATCCAACAGCGCTTCGCGGGCAAAGAAGAAGGTTGCGCCAATCTGGCGCGATTTCAGGATATTGCGGATACGGTGTTGTAGCCCGGCATCAAACCAGTTGCGCTGATAATCAAAGATATTTTCGTGAAAGATAGATTCCAGTTTTTCAATTGCGGATTCACTGAACAGGTTTTTATCCGGGGGCTTGCGCTCCCCTTTGTTGCGGTTCGCTACGTTCGGATTTAAATCAGCTTCGCTGCCGGTCTGGCTGTAGCGGTTCACCCGCGCCAGCCGTTCAATCTGGCGGCCTAACAGGTCAATCTCTTTAAAGTCCCGCCCCTCTTTGGCGTCTTTCATGATGAGCTGAATCAACCGCGCTTCCATGCTGGTTTCCACGCGAGAAATGGGCGCAATGGCGTCCCACCCGTCGCGCTTCTTCCAGCTCTGCACAGTCGGCGATTTCAGGCTAAGCGTGTCCGCAATCTGGCGCACAGAAAAACCCTGCCAGTAAAGCAAGGCCGCCTGTCGCCGTGGGTCGCTGATGATGGTGCTCGGTGTCGTATTCATGCCATTAGGCTACGCGACCAGCCCGACCCTCTGCGCGTCCTCGCTGTTGTGCCAGCCCCGTCACAACTGGCTTTCGTTGTTGCTGCCGCCTTACATCAGGAAACTAAGCCCCGAACCGAACAACCATAATCACACTGAATGGAGCCACTTATGGCTAAGAAAGTTTCTAAGTATTTTCGTATCGGCGTTGAGGGGGATACCTGCGACGGGCGAGTGATTGACGCCGACGATATCAACCAGATGGCCGAGTCATTTGACCCGCGCGTCTACGGTTGCCGCATCAATCTGGAGCATCTGAAAAGTTACTCCCCGGACAGCACTTTCCGCCGTTATGGCGATGTATCAGCACTTAAAGCGGAAACCATTGCAGACGATTCAATCCTGAACGGTAAGCGTGCGTTGTTCGCCCAAATCAGCCCAACCGATGATTTGGTGCAGATGAACAAAGCCTTACAGAAAATCTATACCTCCATGGAAATTCGCCCGAACTTTGCCAATACCGGTAAAGCCTATCTGGTCGGGCTGGCGGTGACCGATGATCCGGCCAGCCTCGGCACTGAAATGCTGGAATTCAGCGCCAAAGCCAAACACAACCCACTGGCCGCCCGTAAATCTCACCCGGATAACTTTTTCTCGGCGGCGGTTGAAGTGCAGCTGGAATTTGAGGACGTGGCCGAGCCGGGCGTCACCTTACTCAACATGGTGAAGTCAGTATTCAGTCGCAAACAAGCAACCGACGATGCCCGTTTTAATGACGTGCATGAGGCGGTGAATGCCGTGGCAGTGCATGTGCAGGAGCAGGGAGAAACCATTGAGACCCGTTTTACCGCCATTGAGAAGCAACTTGCTGACCAAGTGGTGGAGCTGAAACAGAGCATCGAAAAGGGAAAACAAGGGGTTACGGCCATCGAAACCAAACTTTCTATCACTGAAAACTTTAGCCAGACCAAACGCCCGGAGTCTACCGGCGGCAACAATCAAAACGATGTATTGACCGACTGCTAGTTGGGGCCACTGGCCGCCGGTTGTGCGGCCCACTGGCTATTTCATTAACATCTTATTTAACTGAATCAGGATTATTATGCGCCCAGCAACCCGTTTTAAATTTAATGCCTATCTAACCCGTCAAGCCGAGCTTAACGGGGTAGAAACCGGTGACCTGAATAAAAAATTCAGCGTTGAACCCTCTGTTACGCAAACCATCATGACCCGCGTGCAAGAGTCCTCAGAATTTCTGAGCAGCATCAATATTGTGCCCGTCGCCGAGCTGACCGCCGAAAAGGTCGGTCTTGGTGTCAATGGTTCGGTTGCCAGCACCACCGATACTGACGGCGGCGATGAGCGCGAAACCGCCGAGTTTGCCTCGCTGGACAGTGAGAAATATTTCTGTGAACAGGTGAACTACGACTTCCACATTCGCTATAACACCCTTGACCTGTGGGCGCGTTATCAGGACTTCCAGACCCGTTTACGCGACGCCATTATCAAGCGGCAGGCACTTGACCGCATCATGGCGGGCTTCAATGGCACCCACCGCGCCAAGACCTCCAACCGTGCACTAAACCCGCTGTTGCAGGATATCGCGCCGGGCTGGTTACAAAAATACCGCACCAATGCGCCAACCCGCGTAATGAGTAACATCATCGGTGAAGATGGTGCGGTAGTGTCGGAAAAAATCCGTGTCGGTCATGGCGGTGATTACGTCAATCTGGATGCGCTGGTGATGGATGCCACCAACAACATGATTGCTGAATGGCATCAGGAAGACCCTGAACTGGTGGTTATCACGGGTCGTCAGTTGATGCAGGATAAATATTTTCCCATCGTCAACAAAGAGCAGGAAAACAGCGAAACCCTCGCTGCTGACCTGATTATTAGCCAGAAACGTATCGGCAATTTACCGGCTATTCGTGTGCCGTTCTTCCCGGCTAACGCATTCCTGATCACCCGCCTCGATAACCTGTCTATTTACTGGCTGGAAGACTCGCACCGCCGCCATATCGATGAGAACGCCAAGCGTGACCGTATCGAAAACTACGAATCCATTAAACAGGATTATGTCGTGGAAGATTACACCTGTGGCTGTCTGGTGGAGAACATCGAGATTTTATCGCCGCCGAAAAAAGAAGACACCGAAGCAGCGGACAAATCCGACTTTGATCGTCTTGCTGATGCACTGGTTGATGCGGTGAAAGCTGTTTCTGCCCCTGCTGTTACTGACGAGGGTAAATAAACTATGACCAGTCCTGCGCGCCGCCACTTTATCCAACAGTCGGCTATTGCCGCCTCACAGCTACGGGATAACCCGTTACGTCATGCCACCGGCTACGAGCTGATGTTGCTCAAGCTCAATGAAGATAAACGCAAGCTGAAACAGGTGCGTTCACAAGAGCGCAAAGCCGAGCTAAAGCGGCAGTTATTGCCGGATTACCTGCCGTGGATCTCTGGCGTGTTGAGTGAGGGGAAAGGCGCGCAGGACGCCATTGTCATGACCATCATGATTTGGCGGCTGGATGCCGGGGATATTCCCGGCGCACTGGATATCGCCCGTTATGCCCTGCGTTATCAGTTAGTGCCAACTGACCGTTTTACCCGCTCGACCGCTTACCTGATTGCCGAGGAAGTCGCGGACGCTGCGGCGCGCGCCTATGCCACCGGTAAGCCGATTGATATTGAGCCTCTGCTGCAAACCATTGAGCTGATGGCAGATGAAGACATGCCCGACCAAGTGCGCGCCAAACTGCACAAAATCACCGGCTATGTGCTGCGTGACAGTGGCCGGGGCGAGTTGGCCCTGTCCCATCTTCACCGCGCACTCCAGCTTCATACCGGTTGTGGCGTCAAAAAAGACATTGAGCGGCTGGCCGTGAAGTTAAAGAACGCCGCCAGCCGCTAACCCGAACGCTCCCCCGAGCCGGGCGGCACGATGGCCGCAACAGGGTTTACCTTGCTAACGCCGTCGTCCACCGCCCACCCATTCTGATATTGAGGTTGCCATGACCACTGTTGTTATCCCCGCGCCACGGCCTGACAAAACGGCCGAGCCGGTGATTGAAAATACCTTTTTCTGGCCTGCGGTTGACCCGATAAAGCTGCGCGAGCTGTTGCGCCTTGAGGGAACCGTCACCGCCGAGCGCCTGCGTTTTACCATCAAGGGCGCAATCTCTGAGGTCAACGCCGAACTGTACGAGTACCGCCGTGACCAGATGGCGACTGGTTTCAATACACTGGCCGAGGTGCAGGCCGAGCAACTGGACGGCGAAAGCATCTTATTGGCCGAGTACCAGCGGGCAGTCTGCGCCATCACTGCCGCACTGCTGGCCGAACGTTATCGCGGTTATGACGCCAGTGCGCGCGGTGATAAACGCGCGGAGGCTATTGAAAGCACCGTTGATGAGTTGTGGCGTGATGCGCGGATTAGCATTCGCAACATTGCCGGTAAGCCGCACAACATTATTGGCCTTATCTGATGCAGGTCAACGCGTTGCAAGGCGACACGCTCGACGCACTGTGCTGGCGCTATTACGGCCGCACACAAGAGGTGGTTGAGCAAGTCTATGACGCGAATCCGGGGCTGTCGGAACTGGGGGCCATTCTGCCCCATGGTTATCCGGTGGAGTTGCCCGACATGGCACCGGCGGCCCAACGTGAAACCGTTCAATTATGGGATTGAAAATGGAGAAATTCAGCTCTGCGGTAGCCTATGTTTTTGCGCTACTGTTGGCGTTTATTGGCGCACTGAGTCCGCAAGATATCGCGTTTTATGTTGCGGCGGTGGCCGCTGCTGCCACCTGTCTTATCAACTGGTACTACCGGCGCAAGAGCTATTTCTTGCTGAAAGAAGTGGTTATCAGGCGGGAGGTGTTCGATGAACTCAATCGTTAAGCGCTGTCTGGTCGGGGTCATTCTGACGCTGGCCGCCACCTTGCCAAACTACCAAACCTTAAAAACATCGGCCGCCGGGCTAAAACTGATTGCCGATTATGAGGGCTGCCAGCTCAACGCCTACCAATGCAGCGCCAACGTCTGGACAAATGGCATCGGTCACACCGCCGGAGTGAAGCCGGGCAGCGTTATCAGTGAGCGACAGGTGGCGGTCAATCTGGTGGCTGACGTGCAGCGGGTTGAGCGGGCAATAGCGGCGTGTATGCCGCTTGTTATGCCGCAACCGGTGTATGACGCGGTAGTGTCGTTTGCCTTTAACGTCGGCACCGGTGCGGCCTGCCGCTCGACGCTGGCCTTTTTTGTCAACAAGGGTGACTGGCGCAGCGCCTGCAATCAGTTACCACGCTGGGTGTACGTCAACGGCGTGAAAACCAAAGGGTTAGAGCGTCGCCGCACCACTGAACAAACACACTGCCTGAGTGGGGTCTGAGATGCGCATAGCAATGATGGTGATAGTCGCGTTACTGGTTGCACTGGGGTGGTATGCCAACAGCCTGAACCACGATATCGACAGCGCTAACCGAATTATTGGCACTTTGTCAGTTGGGATTGAGAGCCGGGACAACGCGATCACCCGCCTGCAAGATGAGGCCCGGCAACAGGCAGACAATGAGCGGGCATTACGGCAATCACTGAGCCATGCCAGCACCTTGTCATTATCCCGTGAACAGAGAATTCAAAGGTTACTCAATGAAAATAAAGTCTTGCGTGATTGGTTCGCTACTGCTTTGCCTGCTGACGTTATCCGGCTGCACCAGCGCCCCGCGTTCGCCAACCCCAACGATTATTTACGTTGGCTGTCCGACGGTGAGCAGTTGCCCGCTGCCGGGCAGCAACCCGGCGGTTAACGGTGATTTAAGTGCCGATATCCGTCAGTTAGAAACCGCACTGATGGCCTGTGGGCTGCAAGTGGAAGCCATTAAACAGTGTCAGGAACAGCATCATGTTAAAACCCAAACTGTTACGCCAAGCCTTAACCGACAGCCTGCAACTGTTCCAGACTAACCCGGAGCGGCTGAAAATGTTTGTTGATGGCGGGCGAATTGTCTCAACGCTGGCCCCGTCGCTGTCTTTTGAAAATCAATATACGCTGACGCTGTTTATTGAGGATTTCCCCAGTGATGTTGATTACCTCTTTGTGCCGATTCTGGCATGGCTGCGCGAGCATCAACCGGACATCATGGCGACAGAAGAAAAGCGCCGCAGCGGCTTTATTCATAAGGTCGATGTGATCAGCGATGTGCTGAGTGATATCCGTATCGACCTGCAACTGACTGAGCGGGCGATTGTGAAAGAGGTAGACGGTGCACTGCATGTTGACCATGCGCTGGAGCCAACTTGGCCGGGAGCAGCAACACGGCCAACAGCAATTTACTTTAACGGTGAAACGGTCAAATGAATGAGTTGAAACCCTTTGACGATGCACTGACCGGCCTGATTGCCAGTCTGACACCCAAAGCGCGCAAGGCACTGGCGGTCACTATTGCAAAACGCCTGCGCGCCAGTCAACAGCAACGCATTAAACGCCAGCAAGCGCCGGACGGCACTCCGTATGCCGCCCGTAAATCTCAACCACTGCGTAAGCCCAAGGGCCGCATTAAGCGGGAAATGTTCGCCAAGTTGCGCACCGCGCGCTATATGAAAGCCAACAGCAGCCCCGATGAGGCGGTGGTCGAATTTGCCGGGCGCGTTGAGCGTATCGCGCGGGTGCATCATTTCGGCCTGCGTGACCGCCCGAACGTGCACAGCAAAGATATGCAGTATGATGAAAGGCCGTTGCTCGGTTTCAGTCAACAAGATATTGCCATTGTCGAAAACGCCGTGATGGAAAGCCTGTCAAAATAACGTTCCTGTTGTCCTGTCGATGAACAAACCCGCACAAATTGCCGCCTGACCTGTTGGGCGGCATCCTTTCTGCATGAACACTCAAACCCAAATCACTGAAATTCTGCGCCTGCTGCGCAACCTTATCCGTATTGGTACGGTGGCCGAGGTCGATCTCGACCAAGCCCTGTGCCGCGTGGCGACGGGAGACAATACCACCGGCTGGTTAAACTGGCTGACGCTGCGCGCCGGTCAATCGCGGTCATGGTGGGCACCATCAAAGGGGGAGCAAGTATTGATATTGTCCCTCGGCGGCGAGTTGGATACCGCCTTTGTGCTGCCGGGCATTTTCTCTGATGATTTCCCGCCGCCGTCGGCCTCGGCGGATGGCCTGTATATCGCCTTTCCTGACGGTGCCACGTTGCACTATGAACCTGAGAGCGGCGAGTTGCAGGCTGATGGCATCAAAACGGCGGTTATCAATGCCAGTGAATCGATAAATGCCACTGCCCCCACTATCACCTGTGCCGCCTTGGTCAAAATCCTGCTGGATACGCCCGAAGTGGAGTGCACCAACAATCTGACTACCGGCACGTTGAATGTGAAGAAAGGCGGCCAGATGAGCGGCAATATCGAGCATTCCGGCGGCAAGTTCTCATCCAATGGCGTGGTGGTTGATGACCATGACCACGGTGGTGTGTTGCGCGGCGGGGATTATACGGAGGGGATTAAATGACCACTGCCACCTATCTCGGCATGAACCGCAACGCCGGGCAAACCATTACCGACTCTGACCATATCAGCCAGTCAATTGCAGACATTCTGATTACCCCGGTGGGGTCACGTGTGATGCGTCGCGCCTATGGTTCGCTGCTATCGGAGCTGATTGACCAGCCGCAAAATCCAGCCCTGCGCCTGCAAATCATGGCCGCTAGTTACAGTGCCATTTTGCGCTGGGAGCCGAGGGTCAAGCTGACTGGCATCACCTTTGAAACCACCATAGATGGAAAAATGGTGGTCGATATTACCGGCACTCGCACCGGCAGCGCGGCCCCTCTCTCTTTAACCATCCCTGTGAGCTAACCCTATGGCAACCATTGACCTGAGCCTGTTACCGCCACCGCTTGTGGTGGAAGAACTGGATTATGAAACCCTGTTGGCCGAGCGCAAAGCCACGCTGATATCTCTTTACCCGGAAGAACAGCGCGCCGCTGTAGCCCGCACTCTGTCGCTGGAATCGGAGCCGCTGGTCAAGCTGTTGCAAGAAAATGCTTACCGCGAGGTGATATTGCGCCAGCGCGTTAACGATGCGGCCCGTGCGGTGATGGTGGCCTATGCCGTCGGCAGTGATTTAGACCAGCTCGGCGCAAATAACAACGTTGAGCGGCTGGTTATTACCCCGGCTGACCCCACGGCGATTCCTCCGATTGAGGCGGTGATGGAATCTGACAGTGATTTCCGGGTGCGTATCCCGCAAGCCTTTGAGGGCTTGAGCGTCGCCGGGCCAACGGGTGCTTATGAATATCACGCCAAAAGTGCCGACGGGCGGGTGGCCGATGCCTCGGCAATCAGCCCGACACCCGCCTGTGTCACGGTCACGGTGTTATCGCGCGAAGGTAATGGCGAAGCCTCGGCCGAACTGCTGGCGGTGGTGGAAGCCGCGCTGAATGATGAGAACACGCGGCCAGTGGCTGACCGGGTGACGGTGCAATCCGCCCGGATTGAAGATTATGAAATTGACGCGGTGCTCTACCTGCATCCGGGGCCGGAAGCGGAGCCGGTGCGCATTGCGGCTGAGAAAAAACTGACTGCCTTTGTCACCGCACAGCGCCGCCTCGGCCGCGACATTCGCCTGTCAGCACTCTATGCCGCGCTGCATGTTGAGGGGGTACAGCGGGCGGTGATTAATGCCCCGTTGGCCGACGTGGTGCTGGATAAAACTCAAGCTGCTTGGTGCACCGGCAGCACTATCACTGTCGGGGGTACCGATGACTGACCGCTTACTCCCTGTCGGTTCGTCGGTGCTGGAAGTGGCCGCCGCGCGCGCCTGTGCCGAACTGGAGAATACCCCGGTTCCGATTCGCCAGCTGTGGAACGCCGACACCTGCCCGCTGCCGCTGTTGCCCTATTTGGCGTGGGCGTATTCGGTTGACCGTTGGGATGAAAAATGGTCGGAAGCCACCAAGCGCGCAGTGGTGAAGTCCTCGCGGTATGTCCACAAACACAAAGGCACCATTGGCGCGATTCGTCGCGTGGTCGAGCCGCTGGGCTATCTCATCAAGGTGATTGAGTGGTGGAAGACCAACGAAACCCCCGGCACCTTTCGCCTCGATGTAGGCGTGTTGGAAACCGGCATTACCGAAGAAATGTATCAAGAGCTTGAGCGGCTGATAGACGACGCCAAGCCATGCAGCCGCCACTTAGTCGGCCTGTCTATCAATCTCGACAGTAGCGGCCCGCTGTTTGTGGCCGCTGCCAGTTACAGCGGTGATGAGCTGACCATTTACCCCTATTTACCCGAAACCATAACCGTGACCGGCGAGGATTACGCCAGTGCCGCCGTCCATATTATTGATGACCTGAGAGTGAACCCATGACAGCTAAATTCTTTGCTTTACTGACCAACATTGGCGCGGCCAAGCTGGCGAATGCCACCGCGCTCGGCACCCGCTTAGAGATTACCCAAATGGCGGTCGGGGATGGCGGCGGAACACTGCCAACCCCTAACCCGGCACAAACCCAACTGGTGAATGAACAGCGCCGCGCCGCCCTAAATACCTTGTCCATTGACCCTATTAACACCAGTCAGATTATTGCGGAGCAGGTTATCCCCGAGGCCGAGGGCGGGTGGTGGATTCGTGAAATTGGCTTGCTGGATAAAGACGGTGATTTGGTTGCCATTGCCAACTGCGCCGAAACCTATAAGCCACTGATGCAAGAGGGCAGCGGCCGCACCCAAACCATTCGGGTAATTTTAATTGTTAGCAGCACGGCCGCTGTCACGCTGAAAATCGACCCGTCGGTGGTACTGGCAACGCGTAAGTATGTTGATGATAAAGTGATTGAGGTTAAGCAGTACGCCGATAAGTTGCTGGCTGATCACGAAAAATCACGCAATCACCCGGATGCATCGCTAACTGCTAAAGGTTTTGCAAAATATAGCAGTGCCATTGACAGCAATAGCGAAACACTGGCAGCCACCTCGAAAGCCGTTAAAACCGCCGTTGAGGCAGCGGCAAAAGATTTAGGCGATCACGGTAAAGCAGCCAACCCACACGACCAGTATTTGCAGATTGCCAACCTGTTATCTGAAATCACTGACAAGGGAACGGAAGCTGTTACGCAAACTTTAGAGAATCTTGGATTACCGCCAAGCAAGTTTACAGGCCGATTGTTGAAACAAAAAGTCATTACTACATCAGGGCCTTACACGGCAACGGCAGGTACAAAGTTTGTTATTGTTGAAGCAGTTGGCGGGGGCGGTGCCTCTGGGTCTATTGCGGCTACTGGCGCTGGGCAAAATGCCATAAATACTCCGGGAAGTATGGGGGCATATGCAAAGGCAGAATTTACCAGTGATTTTAATGGGATGATAGTAACTATTGGTGCCGGAGCTACGGGAGCTTTCAGTGCTGGCACTAAAGGAGGTGATACATCATTTGGCTCTTTATTAGTATGTCCCGGTGGCCCGGGGTCTTCAATGGGGACTCCGGTTTCTCCACCGGGAGTCAATGGCGGGCCATCGGGAGCAATGAAACCGACCATAACATCAGGGACAATACTTTACTCCGAGTATGGTCAAGCAACTCCGCCTGCTGCATGTATTTCGAATGGTATCTACTTAGATTATGTGACTACTGCTCGTACCAAGCTAGGCAACTATGGCATTGGTGGAAACGGTAATTACAACGCGGTATCAAGTAGTGCCAAACCGGGGAATAGCGGAAGTGATGGATGTGTAATCATATGGGAGTATGCATGATGGCAAAGTATGCAGTTGTAAACAAAAGTGGAATTGTTGAAAATATCATCGTTTGGGATGGTATATCTTCATGGACGGGAGGGCATAAAATACAAATAATAAAAAGTGATGACGCTGGAATTGGGGATACTTATGTTGATGGCGTTTTCACAAAACCAATAGAATCGACTTTAAGTAATGAGATTCAATTTTAACCTCATACAAGTATCTTTCTTTGGTGTATTATCGGTTAAGTTTTTTCCTTAATTTTATGGGGTATGTGTGAGAGATCTTAGGATTGATATTTTTAGAGGGGTTTGTGTTCTCTTTGTTGTTCTGGGACATACAGACTATCTTCCTAAACCTATTTTTGATTACATATACTCTTTTCACATGCCAGCTTTCTTCATATTATCTGGCTATTTATTCAACACTAATAAAAAGTTATTGCTATCAGAAAGAGTGCTCGGAAGATTTAAAAGATTGATCATACCGGCCTGGGTACTCGGGTTGGTATGTGGTATCCCGTTCTTATACATGCTGCTCACTGGTACAGATGGAATAACACTTGAGGTGTTTGTTACTAAACTATACGGCACCCTTACCGGTTACCCATCATATAGCAATACATTTAACTGCACTCCACTATGGTTTTTATATTCACTATTTGTGGTAGATGTAATCGCCAGTTCCTTGTATTCATACAATAAAAAACATGCACTCTTTTTACTGTATGTTTTAGGCGTATTAGGAATGGTGCTTTCTCAATACAATCTCCCAGTCACGCCATTTAACCTACTAATATCCATGATGGGACTATTATTCTTTGCTATCGGGATTACTCTTAGGAGTCTCAACGAGCAATGGTCTGAGAACATCACAGTTCTATCATTTACCACTGCGGTCTTTTTTATTGGTAACTTTTTATCCACTACGCCCGTAAATATGGCA